GAGCTCTTCCACCTATATCCGACCCCAGAGCAGAATATAAAGCTCTTTCCAAAGCCATCCGAGCGTGGACCACAAGTAAAAAGAGTGAAACACGCTATCTTATTGATACGCCACTTACGTTACAGTTACGTAAAGAACTCGTAAAACGCGACATACAATTAGTTCAAAGTATTCGCAACAACCAGCTTCCCCACCCCATAAATCTTAAAGAGTATGATCACCTCTCTAACAATGAAAGGATGTGGGTGCATAAAATGGCCACAACTGGGATTACCGTTACAGAAATGGAATACCTAACGTTCAACAGGTATGATTTCTTACGGCAATACGCCCAGACACTCCATAAAGAAATACAGGAGTGGACCATAACACACAAATGGGAAACTATGTTCGAGTCTAATAATTTACGAGATTTACGACTACATGACAGTGCCTATCAAAAATTGGTTCAAGCTATTGAAAAGTCGAAAAAGGACATTTCTGTAGAACAACAGAAACTAGACTTAGACGAGCTACAGGACTTCACCAGGGACCTAATAATGACGCTAACACAGAAGCAAAAGAACATACCACCGCTTAAAGCGCCTTATTATCTTAGACCTTGTGCGTCTTTTGAAAGTACAAGACGACAAGGAGGTGCCGAAGATTACCTAAAGAAGCTTATGACCTCACGGTTAGATGACATGCCCAGAAAGAAAGATGGGTCTGTGGATTGGAGAAGAACCAAACCACTGTCAGAAACCACACTAATAGGACTGCAAAAAGGAGACTCCACACAACAAACGTGGGCTTGTCTCTACAAAACTCTTGCCTATAACCTCCCGAAATCACGAATTAACGTAATCCCAGAGAAGGGCGGCAAATATAGAGTCGCAAATGTAGCAGATATCGCAACAAATGCAAATGCAGGTCCATTAGGAGATCAAGTTATCAGCATTCTCAAAAGGCACCCAGCACTTAAAGGTGAATATGAGAACCGTCCGAGCTACAATGCTAGTCGACTTTACGGAGACAGAAAACGTCCCATTGAAAGACATTTTTACTCCACAGATATGAATCAAAGTACAGATACAATTCGGAAAGACGTCATCTACAGGGTAGTAGACGCATTATCGCTAGTTCTTAATTGGAACAAAGAACAACACGCAGCAGCCCGAAGAACTGTTGAACCCATGGACTTATACGTAAGAGATCCAGAATCAGATGTACATGACGTGAGATATAAAAAGGTTGGTAAAAACATTACCGGAACCCTATTAGGTCTCCCATTGTCATTTGCGATCCTGAATATCGTTCACTTGTATTGCGTGAACGCTATGCAGCCAAAGGGTATCAGGCGAACAATCGTGTATGGCGATGATATGGCAACATACTGTACACCAGAGGACTGGGACGCGTATGTACACCGATGTCATTCCGTCGGTTTTACATTGAACATGACTAAGACTCATACAGCAGAACATGGCTTTGTTTTCTGTGGTAAAATTTACTGCATTACAGGACAGCATTGTCATTGGGTGCAAGCAATCAAACTTAGTAATGTCACTGGATCCTCATCCCAAAAAAGGACTCTTGTAGAGAAGATCGCACAAGCAGCAGAAGCATCTCATTTGGTCCAACAGTGGCAAGCAGAACGCTTACTACGTTGTTTCAAGGAGAAACACCAGGTAATTGTAAACAGATGCAAGGACTATAAGGTTCCATTTATTGGACCTGTTATAGGAGGAGCATTAGGTTTCAAAGGCCGTTGTGATCAACGAACTAGAAAAATTGCAGTCCTAAACAGTAAATTGGAAATGAACCCTTTTGCAAAGGAGTTTACAATGTTAAGTGTACCCTCAAATATGAGAGCCGCATTAGCTGATGCATACTCACACATTGACTTCATTACCACAAATGAGAATCACATCCATAAGTACCAAGAACGTACCGAAGGAAAGATTCCATTTATGTATGATGATATTGTGCAACGTATCATTTCAGTAACAATGTTTGACCACGCAAGTAGACTACACCTTGGGACATTGCAAGATAGACCTAAGAAGAGCTCAAAAAGTTTATCCCGCTGCTTAAAGAATATAGCAGTAAATAGACTTAAATGCCTAAACCAATATGATAAAATAAGATCAGAGTTGAGTTGTCCACGGAACCCGTCATACCAGTACATGACAAAGGCAATCATGTATGGTAACCGTTACGGTTGGCGGTTCGACGCGGAGGTCGTTGGTAAATACTTAAACCAACTACCTTGCCGAGAAACCTGGAGTAAACAGAGAATCCCGAACTTTGATATGGAGCGACACATAAGATCTATGGGTCGTGATCTGACAAGAAATACCACGTCAGTTCATAGTATGCTAAAGCTTAAGCAATA